TTACGTAGCGAGGCTTCTTCACAGGAGGCGTAGGGGTCGCGGTGATAAACTCGTGGCGGGTGATTTCTTTGACTACCCAGGAGCGAATGGTGCTTCGGCGCTTGGCGGGTGTAAACGCATCAGCAATAGACTGCAAGGTCCAACCAGCATCGTGTAGATCTTGGACGCGGCTCCACAATTGATCCTTCACAAGCGTGGCAAGGAACTCTTGCTCACTCTTTGGAAGATCGGGTGTATGCGCCATAGTGAAACTATATCATCTTCGAAGACGTTTATGTACAAATTGCGGTGATAAGATGATGTACAATTCGAAGAATCGGTACCTTATGGTTAAGTACCTTGGACGAGAGAATGGGTAGTTGGTTGTTTTCGACAGTTCGTCAAGTGTCTCGAGCGTTTTTTCTATAACGAATATTTTTTCTACTTTGTGAGAAAATAAAAGAAGACCACCTGCTATGAGGTGGTCTTCCTTCTTTAAGAATTTATACGATTGGATTTACGTTTGGATCTCCAGCAAAGATAGCTAGGAATGTATTAACATCAACTGACTTGTCAGTGACGTCCAATCCTCTGTCTTGTTGGAACTGGTTGACTGACATCATGGTGAGTTCACCAAGCCAGCCATCACGATCTCCAACAACATCCTTGTAGCCAAGCTCTTCAAGGCGACGTTGAATATGATGAATGGTTAGAGACTTGCGCTCGAACTTATTCTCATATACACATTTGCTGAGAAGGACTTCATCCACATCGCCAGTAACTGCAGCGTTAGCTACAGGCATTGGCTCTTGTGGTTGTTCAACAGGAGCTGGTGTTGGTTCAGGCTGAGGCTCAGGCTCTGCAACAGGAGTAGGTTCTTCTACAACCGCAACAGGTACTTCCTCTACCGCAACCGCAACAGGCTCATCAGCTACCGCAGGGGTGTCGATGTTTTCAATATCTTCCATATCTTCCATAGGCTTATTTTAATCCTAACCTTTTGTTGTTGACTTAGGGAATTGCTTTTCCCATTTGGTAATGAGATGCTCACCCGCAGTGCCATCGTAGGCATTGGGTCCTAAGCCCCATGAAGACCAGTCCGTACCGCCTTGTGTCATGTAGTGCACGACTTGAACGTTAGTAACTGGGTCGAATAGCTCGGTAGGCTTTAGCATACCGAACTTCTCATTAAATAGAGCAAGACGGTCTTTACCCAAGCTACCAATCATGTTAACTTGGAATATACCGTATGAGTTATCACCGGTACTTACCGTATCGTTGTGAGCCACTGGTCGGCCATTGGATTCTTTCATGGCGACAGCCCAGGCAGTCCGTAAGGCTTTGCCTTCGAATCCCACCGCAGACAAGAGCTCGATAAGCTCGTCGTTGGTAAGAGTCTTTGCACCTCTGAACTTGTCCAGAGGATCTACTACCTCTACCGCTTTGGCTTTGGTTGTAGGTGTAAGTTGTACTTCGGTTGCGTTAGCAGCTACTGCAGCTACTCCCGCAACACCAATTGTTAGAGCCGTAATATAGGCTACGGTCGACATTGCTATGGCACGTGTTGTGATTTGCAACGCTAGTTCGCCTCCTTAGGTCGGGGATGGGACAACCCATTGATGTTCCAATGAGCTTCTTGCTACCGCTATGCTTCTCAGATTTGTGTCTGTCCTCTACCGCTTGCATAGGGCCGGAGATAAGAAGGGATGACATTGTCGTTCCTTTCGTCTCTCCGTAGTAGGCTGTTTGCCTGGTGATAACTATACCATAGTTAAAATGAAACAGGCACCCGTAGGTGCCTGTCCCACTGTAATTTATGTTACTCCTTCATAGAGAGGAGTGCCAGCGTTACTGAGGCTAATCCCAAGGCCAAGAGGGTTTCCCCGCTCGTAGAGGTGATGAGCGCCAGAACGACGGTTAGTACCGCAAGGCTCATGGCAGACAAAGCTAGCCAAGCTACCTCGCGTAGATAGTTTAGTAGGTTACCCATTGGGTTACTTAGCCTTACGGGTTTTACCCTTAAGTCTATCGGAAGTGTTGCGGATAGGAGTCCCTGAGTCCGCGATGAGCTTACGAGCCTTACCGTATGTGATACCTAGCTCCTGAGCTACCTCTACTACTGATTTACCTGCTGTATAAAGTGATGCTGCTTGTACTGGTGTCGCTGTTGACATCGGTATTCCTTTCTTCGTTTCTTCATTTTATGTGCAGTTGTGTTAAGCTGGTAAGTGCACAATTACTTACCCGCTTCTGTAAGCAGATGGTACTGCTTAAGATTTAGTGGCCTTTTCAGGCTTAGGTGGAGTTTTGCCATGTACGTTACATAATGACTTTCCACCCCAGGCTCCGCGAGGTTTGATGTTGTCATCGCAGTCGGTGCCGTAGTTATGGAGATAGCATTGAACTCTTGGTTGTGTGTTTGGTAGTGCGTTGGTAAGAGCTACCAATGCTCGCTTGAACACAGTTGTTTTTACCTCAAGGACTCCGTTCTCATTGTGGCATGAAATACATAAGTACTCATTACGACGATGAGCTGGATCCCGCACAGCTTTAGGAGCTCCACACTTGTCGCAAGGTTGCGTCCATGCGACACCACGGATAAGTGTACGGTAGTCAGTAGCACACACAAGTATGTCATTGTGAGCGTAAAGCAAGACATCAGTCTCACCGCATAGTGGGCAGACCCCACGAACGTACTGTTGCTCACGCTGATTTGTTCCTTGCGTCATTTGTCCTCCATGTTAGGGTAGACTATAATCCTTCTACCTTTACTTGTAAACTTAATCTTTCTTTGGACCTACGACTCCAAGAAGAGTCTTCGGCTGGTTCTTGCGAAGTGCGCGAAGGTTTGCGAATTCTTCCTTTGCGATGTACTCCGTGTGGCGAGACATTACCCACAATGGGATAGCTCCACCAGCTACAAGGAATGAAGCCGCAAGGAACGAAGCAACACCTGGATAGATAAAGAATGTGTGAGCTGCGTACGGAATCCAAGCTAAAGCTAGGAGACGTAGAGCTACGGTGTAGCGACGGTACTTGTGTCCTCGGAAGTTACTGATTTTCATTTTGTGTCCTTTCGTCATTTAAGATAATTATATTGGGATAATCAGGAAAAGTAAACCTTAGCACCCGAATGCCTTTCGACATTCAGGTCCTAGGAAGAATGAACGGCTGGTTGGGTCTGTGAGCTCAGCGCCACACTTACCGCAGCAAGCATAGTGCTCACCGAAAAGGCGAGCGTACTTGTAAGGATGTGCGGCAATGATGTCAGCAACGATCTTTACATCAGCGGCAGGCATCTTGTCTCGGTTAAACCCACCAACTGAGCCAGTAAGGCGACGCATGAAAAGAACCTTCTCATACTCACGAACCTCAACGAAGAGCAGGTCACCCGTAAGAGGAGTGTCCTGGAGTGGAGCAATGTCTAGCTCATCAACGGGGACTGCATACTTAGACTTTGGGATACTACCCAAGGCGCGTTGAAGCTCAGATGTAGACTCCGCTAGCTTAGGCAAGCCAAGCAGCATAGAGATTACCGCAGAGGCTGAACGCTTAGTAATGGTGCTCAGCGCAGTGAAGCGGTCGTCGATAAATTGCTGGATGATTGGGTCACCCGTAGGCAAATCACGTGAGTCAAGCAGCTCGTTAATAAATGTAATCTGCTTATCACTTGCTGGAAATGTAGTACTCATGGACGAACTCCCCACCACTTAAGCCCACCAGTGTGAGCAACTGAACCTTCATAGGTAACCGCCCATGAACAAGCTTCATCATATGAGCGGCAGTCATGGAAGACTGGAGCCATACCGTAAAAGGTGTACATGTAGGTAACTGATGTACCGATTGGGTGCTTGACTGCTGTTGTCATTTTTACACCCAGTCCGCTCTGTGCGATTCGCACATGTTAGAAGGGTCTGTGTACAAAGCTGGCAGGTGATGCGCCTCTGCAAAGCATATGCCGCATTCAATTTCAAAGTTGATTTTTTGAGTCATTTTCGTCCCTTTCCGTGGTCGTTATAGTTAATTATAACAGGTAAATGGGGAAAATGGCACTACCTGACCTTAAATGTTCCCCCGCCACGGAAGCTAGGCATACGTTTAGCCGAATGGCTCTTAGCCTTAATGGTTCCACCAACGAAACCTGCAGGTGGTTTAATAAGGAGGGCTGTGAGGGCATGGACCAGGGCGTCGACTCGGTCTGGGGATTTACCCTCGCCTGGAATCCAAGCGCACATCTGGGACTCGAGGTCGCCCAGGTAGCCAACGTGGTGGACACGGTTCTGTTCGTAGGCAAGCGTGATTGGCTCAGCGCGTAGGGCTTTGCCGTACTTGGAGTGGACCTCAAGGACCTTTACAGTTGGGTCAATTGTGTTAATGGCGTTGCGAACCAGCGCACCACCTTGGTTTACTTCGGCTACCACAGGGCAACCCCACTTGCGAGCCATTTGCACTACCTTGTTAGCCCAGACCTCTGGTGAACCGTGAATGGACGCGTCCTCAAGTACCCAGCTCTGTCGTTTGTATAAGTCTCGTTCACCGGTAGAAGCTACAACGACTATGCCGCATTCGTCTCTAGGATTCTCGGCTACTGATGGGTCAACGCCAATGCATCGCAAAGGAGTTCCCATTGGCAACTGCATCTCTCGACCGCGGTCGATGAGCTCCTGTGTCCAGAGAGCTCCTTCAACATCTGAAAGCATCTCACCGTAGAGCTCTTGTGCAGCTAAGCGAGTTCCTTCGTACACTCCAACGATTGCGTCGATGTAAGCTTGAGAAAGGTTTCCGCTGTTGTCTAGTGTAGAACCTTTTGTAATAACTACCTTGCCAGTCTTCTCAGCTTCAGCGATGAGCTGGTAAAGAAGCGGCACACGCTTAGGAGTTGTCGTAATCATAATTTTTGGATTCGCGCCAAGACGAGTACCAACGCGTAAGTTGTCGAAGGCTGTCATGCCAGCTGCATCAGGAGTTTGTCTCCAGGCTGCAACCTCATCTCCCCAGGCGTGCGTGAATTGCGGACCACGAAGTGAGTCTGGTTCATCAGCTGTGAAGCATGTTGCCGTATTGCCGTTGGGCCAAGTTAGTCTTCGCTTAGATGGTTCGTACAATGGACGTTCGCTTGGAGGAGTTACGTTAATAATTCCAGATTCACCCTCAACGATTACGTCACGTACGTCAGCAGCTGTACGAGCTACCAAAGCAAAACGGCGTTGGCCATTTGTTGTGTACTTAGCTTCTTCACGCACCCACTCGGCTGCGGTACGAGTCTTACCAGCTCCGCGACCGGCGATGTAAGCCCAGATGTTCCAATCACCTGGCGGAGCTTGTTGCTCAGGGCGTCCCCACACTGACCAGTCCCAAAGGAGATTATCTGGGTCGAAACCCGCAAGGATTTCATTACGCTGCTCCTCAGGGAGATGCGCGAGCTGTTCCATTAGACTTTTAGCCATGTGTACTATAGTACATTAAAAAGAAAGAAGCTAGACGGTTAAGTCTAGCTTCTCTCCCCAGAAAGGCGTCTCTAGCAGATGGATTGGAGTACATCCGCGAGACCCTCAGCCGAGGAAATGCAATAACCTGGCTGAGTAGGCTAATTATATCATGAAAAAATCATAACTTCGTCATGAATCTTTGAGACTACGCTTGCCCAGATAGCTGGAGTATGGTCGAACGGTTGATAACCACCAGCTCCCCCGATGAGTACACGACCTTCCGAATAGGCAGAAGCAATACGACCGACTGTCGCAGCTGCATCTTCATATCCAGGATAGTCAAATTGTAAAGTAGATAGTGGATCTGACTTATGTGCGTCAGCTCCTGTAGCTACTAAAACAACATCTGGCTTTACCGTATCAGCAAGTTGTTCGATTTCTCCCATAGCTCTACGAAACTCATCATCACCGCTTGCTGGGTCTAATGCCCAGTTATAAACTCCGAGCTCAGGGAAGTGTCCCTTTAGCCCAGTGCCCGGGAAGATAACAGAATCGTGAATGCTGCAGGTAACCAAATCGGCAGAGCCTGACAGTAAGTTCTCGACGCCATCGCCGTGATGTGCGTCCCAGTCGATGTACATAACTTTCATACCGTTCTTCTGGAATTCACGTGCAGCCCAAGCCATATCGTTGAATACGCAGAAACCAGATGAGTGGTCGTACTGCGCATGATGCTTAGCTCCCTGAGGATTAAAGCCAACCTTCAGCTCGCCAGCTAACATCTTCTCAGTGAGACGAACAGTTCCCGCAAACATATGAAGAGCTACTTGTCCCATGTGCTTATTATCTGGGTACCATTGCCCACCTTTACCGCGGTCAATAACATCAGATACATATTTCATATCGTGAATAGACTCAACACGTTCTCTGTCTCCAGCTTGAATATCTGGTTTTACAAGAACGATGTCTCTGTCTTCAGCAATAAGCTCCGTAGCGTACTTAGCTCTGACTGGATTAGTTGGGTGTGAGCTATCTGGCCCACCAAGCTTCCAGTCTAAGTAGATGTCGTCGTAAGCGACATGCAGTTTATTTTTCATTTGTAGTTGTGTCCTTAATATGTAGGTAGTCAACAAAATCGTTGTTGAGTAACACTGCGTTAGATCTCTTGTCCCGCATCAACTGAATCGCATCAGCAGAAGAGTATCCTTCAAGCATGAGGGCAAGACCCATCGTTAAGCTAGAACGGTTAATCCCAGCTTGACAACGAATCAATACTCGCTTGCCAGATTTCCAAGCGGCATGTGCAAATGCAGCTGCCTCATGAAGTGAAGCGTAATCCGCATTGCCCTCAAGACCTGAGTCGTAAAAGCCATAACGAAGTTCTTGCACAAACCAGTCAACTGGATTTGCCCAAGCGTAAAGAGTTACTACCGTATCGAAATCATCTTTAGTGATAGCACGAGATGTATGAATGTTTGCTGCATCCTCAATCGTGTCATCATCATCTGTTCCACCAAGAAATAATCCTGGAAGTATCTCACTCCATAGGGGGAAGTCCCAGTCAATATCGTGTACTGGTGCGTATGAAGCATTAGTCATTACTACCCTCCGGTCATCTCTAACCAGCACTTAGGATGTATGCCAGAAATCATTTGTTCACGAATTGCAATGTCCATGTCTGGGAAAGCCTCTTGAATCAGCTTACCGAAATTCCACTCAAGGAATCCAATAGCTGGAACTTCGACAACTCCCTGCTCACCGCACATTCCGCATGCAGGAGTAGTGACTATGTAGGTTTCTTTTGATAGATCTGTAGACATTTTCTTTGTCCTTTCGTCATTTGATATATCTATTATATCAGGTAATGTTACCCGCAAGTACCATTACTCTTCTTGTATGTACGTATGAATCTCTCCACCGGAGTAGATGTCATGTTTGCAAGCAGCTTCAATAGCTCTCCGCAATACTTTCTCGGCAGCCTCCGGTGTCTTAACCCTTTGGAAGTTAAGAGCTTCGAGAGCTCCAAGAGCTATATCGCCACCACTCCCTGAGTAGTAAACGTTCCTAGCTTCTCTGTCCCAGCTGTAATCATTAAAGATAGGATAGATGACTCCGCGTACTGAAACTATTAAGTTAGAATCGTGCCAAGCTGCATCACCGTCTTCTTTACCTTCGAACCCAGCATCAACGAAAGCTTTGCGAAGTGACGGTATGAATTTTTTTGTCATAAAAACGTCGAGGTCTTCGCTACGAGTAGGAGTTGGAGGTTTCCAACCGAACTGCGCAATGTTTCCACCACGCGATGCACCAGACACAGCAATGAGAACTCCATTGTTGTCTACGATTTTATGAGTCGCAAGGTCCATGAAGCGACCGTCCTCATCAGATGCTCGTGAATCACAGCCGATGACTGACCAGCCATCACCTTGAATTGCCGCAAGCGTAGTCATGGTTCTCCCCTAGATGTGTCCAAGCGCCTAGGAAAACTGTATCCTAAGCGCCCGGACTACGTCTATTTAGACGAGATCTATAATTGCGATTGGCACTGTCACATTTGCAGAGTCAACCGCGCCTGTTGTTGGGTTTACCCTTGCGAATCTACCCATAGGTGTCTCAAGTCGAACAGTAACCTTTGTACGGTTCTTCCCTGAGATTGTGGCGTACTGCCCAACCATGTAACGAGTTCCTGTGGACTCATTGAAACGTACACGCGCACCAATGTTGTAGTCATTGATGGTTAGTGCCGCACGTGCCTTTGGGGTACGTAAAGCAATGGCGTCCTTAATCTTGCCAAGGTCTGAGTCCATTGAACCAGAGTTGATGGCGTCAAGAATATCCTGAGTGTTCATCCTACTTCCTTTCGTCGTTAGGATAATTATATCAGGTTTATCCGTCAACCTCTGCTCTAAAGTACTGGATTCCATCAGCCTTTTGTGCTTCGTCCTCTACCCATGGCAGGCGTGTTCGACTGAGGTCGAGGAGGCTGTTGGTGAAAGCTACCGCAGTCTTCTTGGCAGCGCCAAGAGAAGTGTGAGCTGCATGACGAGACTCACCGGTGGCGAGGTCCTTTACGGTTACAAGCCAAGCTGCCTGTGGAGCTTTGTTCTTTAACAATGTAGCTACTACGCTCATTGGTTTTCCTTCCTAGTTAGTGTCATTGGGGTCGAACCATCCATCACGTGAATTAGCTTCGCCGCATGCGGAACAAGTCCAGTACGCATACCACTCTGTGATTCCGTGAGAATACTCTTGTTCTACTGTAACGCTTTGCTCAAAGCGGCAAGGGTCATTGCCGCACTCTAGCTCCATGTCTCCTTTAGTTGAAGTTGACAGCGCTACTGGATCTCCTGCGTAGTACGAGTCACTCATGAGAGAGCTAGGGCATCGCAGATAGGCAATGCATGTTGTCGCCATTGCTGGATAACTCTGTCTACAGACTCGGCGTAGCCAACCTGCTCCTTCATAACAAGCATCACCGCGTAGTCTGTTAGCGAAGTGTTTTTAGCTATCATGCAGTCGTCGATTTGGCGAGAGCAGTAGTCGCAGTATTCACCCATTACAGAGCCTCCGCATGAGCTGGCTTCGATGCACGAAACTTAACAAGGAGGTCTGAAACTTCATGAGCTGCCTCATGCATGCCAAGGTTCTCGTACGTAGCTTTCTGCTTGCCAAGAGCGGCAAGGATAATTATTAAATCAGCATTATCAATTTTAATGTTGTATTCCATCGTGCGTCCTTTCGTCATTGAGTAAATTATATCAGGCTAGGTAAGCTTTTGGTCCAGTTCAACGAAGCTAATCGCCCACTTAGTAAGAGCTGCCTCGCTACGATTCTTGTGATGACCGCAGAGGTAGATCTCTCCGTTAGCTCCAGTAATCTTCCATACAGCGCGAGCAACACGGCACGAGTCGCATTCGACCCAGCTGGAAAAAGTTTCTTTCGCTTCTTGTTCGAGCTGGACTTCTTCTTCCACAATCGACTCCATGACTCTCCTTTGTTAGAACGAAACTATCATACTTACAGAGAGAAGACCAGAGCAGCGAACTGCCCTGGCCTCTCCGCGTTAAGCTGAGTAAGCGATTGTGTAACCTTTGTCGAGCTTTGATTGGATCTTATCCATCGCTGCCCAACGTGCTCCTTGTGCGCTTGAAAACGTTTTTACCTGACGTTGGCGACTTGGCTTCTCTGCCATTCCCCACACTGCGGTAAACGAATTTCCATCAACTGAAAGTTCGTAAACTTTCTTCTTTCCTAGAGCTCCGCGTGTTCCATCGGATACTTTTACTAGGCACCATTTTGTCTGCACTTTGTGTCCTTCCGTCGTTTTCACCGGTTGTGGTGATAAGCTAATTATATCAGGTAAATCAGGAAGATAGTGCCATACCCACCAGTAACTTAGCTAAAGGTACCCTACTGGTGAGTAGGGTACCTTCAACTAGGTACTTAGTATGTATCTGGGAGAGTTTCCTTTAGCTCATCAAACTCACCGCTGAGGATTCTGTTTTGGACTTCTTCATCTGTGATGAGACCATAAGCCCAGAAAGTACTTTCTTTATTTAGGATATCTTGGAGGAAGTATAGGTATCTTTCTTCATCTTCATCCACTGATTCTGGGGATAGGTACTCGATACCATCAATCTCTTCATAGCCACCGATATCTAGGTGGTGGTAAGTATTATCTGGGTACCGAAGGAGGAACCCTTGACCATCATGCATTGCTATTACTACTGCTGTGTCTTGGGGTAGAGAAGGGTGCCAATACTGAATTGTGCCATCAAATTCCTTGATGCCACCCTCAACTCGGTCTTCATCATTGATTCCTGCAAATCCTATGTTGCTGTAGATCTCTGAGAATGGTTTTCCTGGGACATCTTTGAATACTTGGTTAAAGATTTCTGAGGGTGTTTGTTGATTCAACATTAGAGGTTCCAATCATTAGTAGTTAGTAAGATAATTATATCAGGTAGAACTATATAATAGTACTACATTTGAAGACTATTCTTCCCAGAGCTCAGACCGGAGTGCCGCTTCATATAGATCACCCCGGTAGGAATTTGAACCGAAGGAGATGTCCTCCTCCATGAGCTTGTTCAGGGACAGGACTGCGGTATGACCCTCAGCCTCGAACATGATGACCAGCTTCATATCAGATTCGTTTGCGTCATCAACTACCGCAACCTTGAAGGGTAGCCCAGCTACTCCATTGCGATGATAGTCCGCATCAACAATCTGAAGTTTGTTTGGATCTAAGCTCATTTCTTTTCTTTCCTCTCGGGTCTGCGGTCTGATATCTCGTGAACCAGGACGTCTTTTCCATGTTTGTGAAGCCACGCCTTAGCGACGTCTTCATTCACGAACTGACCAAGCCACTTGCCATCAGCATCGTACACATTTACAAGTTCGTACAGTGGGTTACTCATTATTTGGTCGATTCTCTCTTTTAATAACTTTGTAAGCTTTGCTCTGTCCAGTCTTAGTTTCCTTGTAACCGTACCGAGTAAATCTAAACTGTATCGCGCCATGGGTAATACCCAGAAGCTTTGCAAGACGGTAGACGCTCACACCTTGCTGAGTATGAGCTTCCCAGAGGAGAGCGGTATACTCCTCAGCTTCAGCTCTTCCTTTTGTGTGGTCCCACCGAATCGATTGTGCGATTGGCTGTAGCTCTTTTAGTCGAGCAAGAGTTTCTGGCTTCGGTTCTGTATGCTCCGCTCCGGAGTACACTATAACTTCTTCAGTCGGTAACTCTGGAACTGGATAGCTTCCTGGAGCTTGCTGCACTAGGTACACCAACTCGGGGATAGCTTGAGTTTCAAGTTGTCGCACCCGCTCGCGTGTAACTCCTAATGAGTCTCCCACAGCTTGAAGCGTCCAGCCTTTAGCTCGAAGAGCGTAGATGTAAGCCGCACGTAGTTCTCTTTCCTTCGCAGGAATAAGACCGAGCGCAGTAGCAACTACGCTAGGTAGTGTGAGATGCTGACGCTGCTGCACCAAAGATTTCTTATAGATTCTTTTCATTAGTTGTGATTCAAGAAATCTTCAAGTGCCTGGTCGATAGCGTCCTTCACTAATTCGGAAAGCTTTGCCAGCTCTTCGAAAGAGAATGTTCGCTCTGTCATTTCTTCGAGGTCCTCAACAGAGAGACTTGAAACGTAAACCATTTTGCTTTTACTCACGGTAGTCCTTTCGTCGTTTGTTGGTTAATTATAACATGTTACACTAGAAAATGTACACGTATTTGGTGCTCGACAGTAGCGAGTGCGATAGGCGACTCTCCGCCTACATGCCAATGATACATTTCATCGAGTTCAGGCGTCCCATCTTCGTAACGCTTCCAGTCATAGATAGTTGCGACAGTTCCGTCGTCAAACTTAAGACACCATTCAGTGGTTACCTTGTCGCCTTCACCGTAGTACTCAGGTTCGCCGAATACTTCGACGAGCTTACGCAGAGTAGTCTCTGTGTACCCTTGAAGGGAAGTCCCTACGGATGCTTCAAGATCTTTTGTAAACTTCATTGTGTTTCCTTTCGTCGTTGTAAGTTAATTATATCATATAGGTATGACAAGTAAGGGCGCCTTTCGGCGCCCCTACCTGCTTTAGTCTTCTATGTCTTGGATTGACTCGTTTAGAAGCTCTGTGAACTTTGTGCGGAACTCTTCGACTGCGGTATGAATTACAGCCTCGATGTCGAGAGACTTTAGGAAGTCTTCGATTTCAACTTCGCCTGCGAGGCTGAACATTTCTTCCTTAACGAGGAACTTTAGCTCACCATCAGCGTCGCGGTCTGCGGCGTCGATAATCTGCTGCACTGCGTTCTCACCGAGCGAGAGGCTGTTTGTCATGCTGGTCATTTGGATCTCCAATCCGTAGGTGTTGTTAGGTTAATTATATCATGGTTTTTAATAAATGCCTACGCGAAACGCGCGGCATGCAGAGCAGAGGCCGCGCGGACGCGATAGTTTATTCGAACGTGTCGACGTCGATTTGAGTTTCGAGGTTATACGAAAGTTCGGCGAAGTCAGTGTAGAGAGCGTAAACGTTATTTTCGAGCGGAACGAAAGTTTCGTTGTCGTCGAATTCGTCGAAGCCGGAATGGCCGATGAAGTGGTCAAGATGTTCGGCAGGGATGTTCAGGATTTGATAATCGTTGTAGCCGGCATTGACGGTGGAAACGAGTGTGATAGGCGAGTTAGGAAAGCGTTCGGCAAGAAATTGTAGAGCTACGGCGACGCAGAAAGCGTCGTTGAGCTTGACGTCGTGATTTGAGAGTGCAGGCATAGTTGCAGTTGTTTTTACGAAATCGTTTGCATTTTGCATGAAAGGCCCCTTTGTTTGTTTTTGTAATAATTGAATTATATCATGTTTAATTATAAATACGAACGTTTATAAAATGTTAATTTCGTCGAGGAGTGCAGTTGGCAAGTGGGAAGCGCAGAAGGCGACGGAAGAGTCGATTGTGTAGAACGGAGTCGTAATGTTGAAGCTGGCAGAGCAAGCGTCGCAAGAAATGAGTGTGTCGTTTGTTTTTGCGAGAAGAAGAGAGAATTCAGAAAAGTCGAAGTCGATTTCAGAGTCGACGTAATCAGTAGTGAAGTCGATTTTTGCGTATGAGTCGTAATTGTTATTACGGATATTTGTTTGTGTGGTTGTCATGAAAATCTCCAATTCGTAATTTGTAATAAGTTAATTATATCATGTTTATTATGTTTTTTGTAAATACGCGAAGGGCCGCGCAGTTGTGAGCTGCGCGGCGCGAGCGTTTAGATGTAATCAGGAAACAGAGATTGAAGTTTAGAAATCGCAGCAGGGTTGAGATTTGCAGCGATTTCAGAAGGATTAGCGAGAAAAGAATAAACGTCGTTTTCGAGTTTTTCGTCAGTATCGGCGTTAAAGTAAAGATCGAGAAAGCCAGATGAGTCGGCAGGGATACGGAAAGTCATGTAGGTGTCGTAAGAGTTAGGGTACGAAGTATTTATGTATTCGATGTTTGTAAAGCCGGATTCAGAAATAAATTCAAAAGCTACGGAAGACGCGAAGTCGTTTGTGTTTTGCATGATGAAATCTCCAATTCGTTAGTTTGTAATATGTTTATTATATCATGTTTATAATAAAATAAATACGAAAGGCCCAGCGTGAGCTGGGCCAGTCGCGGCAGGTTACAGGGCTGCGATAAAGTCGCGGAGAGCTTGTGGCTGATGTGACAGGCAGTTAGTCATGATGGACTGGACAGGCGAGTCGTCGAGGAACGAAATTGACGGCAAGGTTTTTTTGTTGCAGTCGTCGAATTCGCAGTCGTAGTCAGTGTCAGTGAAGTTGATTTGGACGTTGTAGACGTCGTTGTTTTCGGCAGCGTCAAGGTCGTTGAAAAGCATTGGGTCGATTTCAAGAACGAGTGCGTCAGCGGTTTTTTCGATGATTTTGATTTGTGCGGACATGATGTCTCCAGTCGTTATATTAACGTATTCGTTAATAAATGAATTATATCATGTTTATAATAAAAATATTACGAAAAGCCAGAGCGTTTTCGCGCCCTGGCCTCTCGCAACAACTTACTTTATTTCGCCATCTTCGTAATCTGGAAAAATCTCTGAGAGACTTTGGTAGAATTTTTCAGAAGGTGAAGCGGTAAGCTTAATTGTTGGCCAGCTATTCGCGCCGTTCGCGCTTTCCAAAATCTGAACTGAAATTACTCCATCAATTCCTAGGAGATTTTCAACTGTTTGGTCTAGGCTGATCTCTTCAGTAACTACATCGAATTCATACATCTTCATCTTAAGCTCCAATCAACTTATAACGTAATTCGTTATAAGTTAATTATATCATGTTTTCAGGAGCAAAGCCGGTACTTAGCCGCTTTTCTAGCTCCTGCATCTTTTCAACGACTGCAATGTCCCAGTTAACATCTGTCCGGCACTTCGGGCAGTACTCTGGCCAGAAGTCATCAGGAGTAGATGTGTCGATGATGACGGTAGACTCGCCGCAGAAGAGCTCGGGACTTTGATCTCTAAAAAGAAACCAGTTAAGACGCTGGTCCTTTGTTAAAGAGTTCCACGGACGCCCTGGACCTTTACAGTCAAGAGTCATAAGGACCGGTAGCTCGCCGCTCACTGCACAAGCTCAGCTTCTGGGAACCAGCGGAAGAATGTGAAGAGCAGCTGGGCGTAATCGCCAGCCGTCATCTCTTCAGTGAAGGCCGCAATCTCATCGTGGCGACCTAGCTTCTTTAACTCGCGCTGACCTGCCGCAATGATGGCAAACGCGTTGCCGTCTGAAATCTGTACTGCCATGTTGTCCTCCGTCGTTTGAATGTTAGGACGCGGCAGGAGCTGGGATTGTTTCGTGCCTTCTGCAGAAGGTGGTTGTTTGACCACCAGTGCTTCCCTGCCGCGTTGGTTTAATTATATCAGGTTACTCTGTCTCGATGTACACAGTAGAGCCGTGTTTCGTGATGATGTCCTCGAACTTGTCGCCTTCAATGGATTCAAGCTCGATGCCTTCCGGCAAGTCTGATTCCTTGAGTACGAATACGTAGTCCGCATCCGAGCCAACCCACCAGTCACCGTTAGGTGACGCGTACCACACTCTTTCCGTAGCCATGGTTAACCCACCTGGAACGCATCGCAATAGCGACATTGGTACCAGTCGCCAAGCTTTGAGTCTTCTACGTACTCGTGGATGTAGTCGTGCTGGTCATCGGTAGCGCAAAAGATATCGTCACCGCGCCGTATAAAGCTGCGTGCCTTTGTTTGCATGGTCGTCCTTTCGTCGTTTAGGTGTTCAAGGGCCGCGGTGATACTTCGGCCAATCTTGCCAGAGGTCTCTTGCGAGACGTGGACTCGGGCGTCGCATGTTCCGCCTAGTTTAACTAGTGGCTAGCACCCTTGAACGAGTTAATTATATCAGGTTGTACTGCTTTTGGACCACATCTGTGACCGAACGGTAAGCCTTGTCCAGCTTGGACTGGATGGTTGCCCATAGGGAGTCGTATGTTCCACCTTCTGAGAGGGACTGAGTCCACTTAGACGCCACCGCAACCGTTGCTGCTGATGTTCCAAGCACAAGGGTGTTTGACCCATCAAGCAAAGTCGTGTTGTGACGGCCTAAAGCGTAGAGATCTAGGTCCGCGCCACCGTTAGAGTTTGGCATGATTGGATACACCCAACCGGTGACTGCACGAATCGTGTAGCGCGTATCCGTTGCTCCTACCGTAATTGCTTCTGGTATACATGCCGGATAGTCAACTTTGATTTGGTTCGAACGGTTGCCCGCTGCTGTGAACACACCAATGTTGCTTGCCTTAAGCTCTACAATACGAGACTGCAGTGGAGTTTCAATAGGGCATGCCGCTTCTTTGTACGCCCGTCCCATTGAGATAGAGACTGCACCGACGTTTAGTCGAGCTGAGTTAGCCGCAACCCAATCAAGAGCAAGCTGCACCGCTTTGGTTGTGTACGTATTGGCGAAGCCTTTGTCCGACTTGCCGATGATACGAATCAACACGAATCTAGCAGAAGGGTTGACCGCGTTAGCTACCGACGCCATCTGCGTGCCGTGATTAAACGTCCTGTCCTTAGCTCCGTCCGTTGCCGCTAGTGCTGCTGCACCTGGGCCAGTCATTGATGCTTGCCCGTTAGGACACTTGCCGTGCTCGATAAAGCATGCCTCATCAACTACCTTGCCCGCAAAGAACGGGAGCTGCGTGTTGAATCCGGAGTCAATGATGACTAGAGTCTTTGGTTGCGTTGCCTGCGCTGATGGAGTCAGCCCTGCCGCAAGAGCAAGAATGATTCCGGTGATTGCTAGTTTGGTTTTCATGTTCGTCCTTTGTTTGTCGTTTGTCATTAAGTTAGCTCCGGTGCAGGTATGCTTTGACGGAAGAGTTCCCGCACCGGAATGTTGTTAGGCCGCGTTCCTGCGACCAATCTTTGATAGAGCTTCCGCAGCTGCCTGACCGATAGTCACTGCTGCATCCGTTGGGTCCTGAACCTTTGCAAGAACTACTGCTGATGTTCCTGAAGTGATTCTGTCTGCGTATCCACTGCGCTCGTACTTGTCGAACGGTAGCCACAGAACTGCAACACCTGCCTTGTCACATTCACGCACCCACTTTTTCGCATAGTCACGCTCTGCATCTGTGTAGCAACCATCGCTCACAACTACAAGTAGTCGAGCGCCAGTGCCATGTAGAAGATTAAGTCCACCATCAAGAGCCTTGAATGCTTTGTCGAACTTTTCAGTTCCATCAGGCGCAGTATAGACGTTAACCTTGTCAAGGTGCTGACCTGGCTTGAGTGTAGGGAATACATCTTCGCCATAGTAGACCATAGCAGTCTGCGCTTGAACACGTCGACCTGCTTCAGACATCGCCCATGCAGTAACTGCCATGGGATTCATCGCAGAAGACATTGAGCCTGAGATGTCTACCATCACACCAATCTTGAGTGTTGGGTCATCTGTGTGCTTGCGAACTGTACGCTTCCAAGGTTCTGCATGCTGCATTGAACCTTGAGCGCGATATGCAGCTTCCTGCACAATCGAACGAGTGCGGAGACGTCCTGGTGGAAGAATACTAGAGATCTCGTGTTCATCGCGCTCACGATACTTCGCACGTTCTAAGAGATTCGCAATCTTGACTGCTGCTGCACGCTCAGAAGGTAGTGGCTCACGAATCTCAGCAAGACGTGAACGACTGCCTGCAGTGACTCCCATCTCGGAAGTAGTCTTGCCAAAGACATCATTCGCAACCTTCTTGTGGTCCTTCTGCTGACTTGCAGCTTGGGAACGCATGTCGACAACCTTCTGCCAATCTTCCTTCTGCTCCTGGTTCTCGACTTCATCACCAACAGCAATTGCAACGTCACCTGCAGCTTCATCAAGAGCTTCCTTAATGTCTTCGATGATGCCATCAACAATGACAAGAATCTCTGACCCAGGTCCTCCTGGAGTTGGCTTCTCTGGTTCACCGCGCTCGACAGCAAGGTCTGCAAGAAGCTTTTCCCACTCGCGAGCAAGTTCGTAGAGGTTGCGTGGGTCTGTGTGATTGTCATGCGCTTGGAAGCGAATCCATATATCACGAAGACTTGCGTAGACTTCATCGCCAAGAAAGTCGACGATGATAGCTTTGATCTCTGCAACATCTGCATTGTCAAGTGAACCTGCATCTGCACGAGCGCAAGTAAGAGCTGCGAGTCCTGCGACTGCACGCACGCCATGAGACAAGTGCTCATCTGCAGATGCGTTGATGTCATGTAGAACGATTTCCAACGCGCAAGCGCGAAGGAAGACTCTGTTAGCTGGGAAGTTCACAACACCATGATGTTCGATGCGTGATTCTTCGAGAGACATAAGGGCTCTGTACTCATTCATTGAAAGTTCTTCAAGAGCCTTCTCAAGATTAAAGCGCGAGTAGCGAGCATGGAGTGCCTCATGGAAGATAGCACCTGCAGCCTTCGGCCAATCGAAAAGTGTGTCGCGCTTGCTTAGGTCACCAATAGTCTCTGGTGAAGTACCTGCGCCGAACGCAATATCAACATTGACCTCGACTTCAGCCACAGGTGGGTTGAAGCAAGCTGGGGTTGGTCCTCCAGCTCCGGGTCCTACGTATGCAACGATGTCTGAGCGTCCTGCCCAGATATTGACAAGGTTGCCAATCTGTGCGCCAACGGGGAGCCACTCAGCTGGAGTGCGCTCCGCGCGTGTCGCGGAATACTTAATGTGTCCCATGTCTATCCTTCCGTCATTGATTGATGAGTTAATTATATCAGGTGTAGAGGGGTCCCAGGCACCCACACCGAGAACCCCTCCGGCCCACAGCCAAGATTAAATCTTGGCTGGTTGGCAACCTTCACCGTAGACTCTAGTGAACACATCCGCAACGACGGGGCGGTCCAGTTCTGGAGCTGCTGCGATGATGTTCGCAATTGCGAACTTGGTGCCAAATGTCTTTGTGATGTCACGGAATGCGAGTAGTTCACGCATCTGTGGGCACCAGCCAGTTTCACCTGATTGCTGACGACGTGACAAGTTCTGTGCAACTGTCACAATCTGTTGAGGTGCGCCAAGCTTCTTGGCAAGCACCCAGTCGGTAGTCATCTCTGCTTGTATTACGAAGCGAGATAGAAGAGCTTCAGAGAGTCGAACTCCGGGAGCATTCGGATTGGTTGCTGCGATTACGTAGAACCCTTCCTTAGCTTTTACAGTTCCGCGCTCTGGGTTTGCAGTGACAGTGTACTCACCACGACCATCCATGAGTCCATATACACCTGCCATGACCTTAGGGTCAACAAGCCCACCTTCATCAATGAAGAATGGTCTGCCTTCTTCGGCAGCTCGAAGCAACGGACCATCGACCCATTCGAATCCACCTGTAGGTGTTTGCACATACCCACCAATGAAGTCTGATAGTTCTGTATCGCCAGTACCAAGAACAGTGATAACTTCATCACCATACGCAGCTTCAACGAGTGCAGTCTTGCCACAACCTGGAGCTCCGTACAGAAGAATGTACTGCTGGTTCTTGCGCGCTTCGCGAAGGACCATGACGTCGTCATGCTCTCCCCACTTGCGGGCATGGTACTTGTCACCATTAGGGCGCTTGTATGTAGAGTCTTCCCCTACGAATGCATCTGCTGATATCACTGGAATAACCTTTGTCTTGGGTGTTGGACGATTGCCAACTTTACCCTGTGGTTGAACTAGTGAGTCGAGAGAAGATGAGAGTTCATCGTTCATCTGCTGAGCTGCAACAGTAAAGATACTGTCACTTAAGTTCGGGTAGATCTTGTTTAAAGATTCTACTAATGTTGTTGTCATTTACTTTGTCCTTTGTCGTTTGTGGGTGGGTGTGGATTAAGACACGAAGAGTGCTTCGCCGAACCCAAGGGAACGACGTACTCGTGTGATGCGTCCTAATACTTTGTAAGGAGTCTTTCCGGCACTGATGCCATCAAGGTCTTCAGCAGCAACCTCTACGAATATTGGTTGCTTGTACAGTTGATAGTTGTAAGTAGCAAGCTGGTTGAATGTTGAAGCTACCATGTCAATGCGATGTTCGCCTAGGCGCATCGCTTCTTCCTTGGTACGCTTCTGAAACACTCCGAACTCATCTACACTTGTAGTAGGTAGTCCTGTGTGCTTCCAACCCTTGCGAGGTTGTGATGCAGAGATCTGGCGTCGATATACCATCGAAGGTATATTTTTGCCAGCAGATGAAATCCCATCTGGAGTGATGAGAATCTGATATGTCTGGGTTCCTTGGCGGAGCTCCATATACATAGCTTTTCCTACAACCTTGTCTTTATCTGACATGGGTTATCCTTTCGTCGTTTGGGTGAATATGAGTTAATTATATCAGGTAGATTAGATGCTTCCGAACAACTCTTGCGCTTCGCGAGAGATTTGTTGGAGAGCGTTTTCATCGAAGGGAAACTTTACAAGATTCCCTGATGCTGTGGCAGTGAGGTGAGTGTTAATCTTGAGGAGTCCTTGAGCGTCGAACTCAATGGTAGCTCCTGCAAGGTTGTTGTCAACGTAGCGCTTGAGCGCTTCGAGTGTCTTTAGGTCTTCTATATTGAGTTGCATGGGTGTACCTTTCGTCTCGTGGGCTTGAATCTCTTCATCAGTTAGGTGGTCGCAACCTTCGTCGCATACATAACAATACTGGCAGCGAGAGTCGTTGAAGCACTCCTGACATTCGAAGTGTTCTGCGTACTGGTCGCATCCATCGCATTCATAAATTGCCATTTTGATTCCTTCCGTCGTTGAGTTAATTATATCAGGTTCTAGCAGTGGCAAGCGCCACTGCTAGAAGGGGTCACGAAGCAACCTGCGCAGACCACAGCCTTTGGGGCTGGTGGAGTGTTGCGAGGTGTGGTAAGCCCAGAGGTTGTGAGCTTATTAGATACTGAGTAGTAACTACGACCCAGCTGCTTTGCGATGTCCTTGATTGGCATATTGCCAGCTTTGAGGGTTTCAAGGGTGCGGATTTCCGCCAGTGTCCATTCCTCATTGAGGTTAATGGCTGTAGCTAGTGAGAAGCCCTGGGCTTCGCGTTGCCAGAGTAAAGGTGATTGGGTTTGCATTTTCTTCCTTCCGTCGTTGTGTATGGTTCTATTATATCATGTCTGAAAGATAAAGTACATCAGGTGCGAAAGCTTTTGCGCATTCGCTACCAACTGGCCAAAATCCTTGCGAGGAAGCTTCGCTTGCTGAATGGATAATAGCTCCTGAGGTTGACACGTGAACCAGGTACGATTTCTTTCCTACCTTACGTCCACATTGGACACAAGATGAATGGTCGCCTGGCTGCTTAGGCTCTGCCCAGTTAACGTGGTCGCCGTATGTAAGCTTTTCCATTTTGATTCCTTCCGTCGGTGTGATGGTTCAATTATATCAGGGAAGATTGGGAATATGGGGTAAATAGGGTAAATAGGCAAAAAAAGTTTTTAGGGGGTTTTGGCATGTATTCCTGAAACTACATGATATAATTGATCCATCAGACCAACCGGCCTGGTAACGACGTAAAGACAAAGGGAAGGGACCATATGTCCAGCACCGCAGTTCGCACCGAGGTTACGGAAATCACCGTAACAACCACCGTAGCTCATTTGGATGAAGCGGTAGACGCTCTTATCCAGGAGTTCGCACAAGCTAAGAAGGATATGAAAGTCCTCGAGGCTAAAAAGAAAGCTGCCGAAGATAAGATTCGCCAGCTCATGGGAGACGCCAAGATTGGATTTATCAACGGCGTACAGCGTGTCGAGATTAAAGACCGCACCACAACCAAAATCGACCGTGAGCTATTGCAGGAAGCTTATCCTGACGCTTACACAGCAACACTTAAGTCTACAGATTACACAATCGTAGACGCTAAGTAAGCTCACATAAAAAAGCTCCCTGGCTAAACGCCAGGGAGTTTTTTTGTGTCTGTTAGTGGTCGACTACAGGAGAAGCGCAGTCGCTGCACACAAACCAGCAATTTTCATCTGCATCCGCAACAATCACACAAGAGAAGAACTTGCCGATTGCGAATCCAACTATGTCGCCGCAGCTACTGCATGTGTCACCATCATCAGAAAACTCCGTGGGCGCGTCGTTGTTCCGCGCCTCAACGGAGTCCTCTATTACATATAGTTCAAAACTTGCCATAGCGGCAAACTTAAACTACTTTCTAAAGAGCTGACTTAAGAAATTCCTTGAGACGAGCAAGTTCTGTCTGAACCTTCTCTAGCTCGGCGGACATTTCTTTTGTACGCTCAGCAACGATCTTCTCGATTAGCATGTCGATAACTGGATTCGACATAACGCCCGCAGGGATATTCACTGGGGTAATATCTTCGAGAATAACTTCTTGAGCCTTAGCTGCTTTCTTCTTTGACCATGGGACTCCCCAGCTATCGCTAAGGAAGATGCCTGGTACAGCTTCTGCTTCTGTTCTTGCCTGAACTGGATTTTGTGTGGAAAAGAGCGCAGCTCGTATATTCCTAATCTTCTGTCCACAGGCTCTGAGAGAACGTTCATCTGACGTCTCATCGCGAGCGAACAGCTTGCCTCTTTCAACAAGTTCATTCAGTGCAATGCGCACGTGACTATCATGGTAGCGATGATTTAGTTCTTGAACAATCATCTCTGTGATTTCTGTCACGCTGAGTGGTTGTGTTTGCTTCTGCATTAAATCTAATACTTGCGATGCAAACTTTGTGAGAGCAGGTGCCTGGGGTTCTTGCATAACTGTCTCTTCCTTTGGTGCCAGTGATTGATAAAAAGGATCTGTAGGTTTCACTCGAGTAGTGAACCTAGCTACCTGTTGGATTTTGGGCATAGCTTCCTTTCGTCATTGTGAGTTAATTATAACAGGTCGACTATGAAAAGCTCGGCAAGCTAGGGGCATCCCAGTTCTTAGTAGAGATCTCACCAAGAAGCTGAGATCAGATCAAGTCGATCGGAAGACTTCTTAGTACTAAGAAGTTAAAGAAGCATCAAGCTGGAAAATCCCAGTGCGTTGGCCGAGAACTCTCAAGCTTCGTTCATCCGGTACTCCGGTCGCATCGTTCCCGACGTACCCAAGGATTCGTTGCCAGTGGGAGTACGCCCGTTGAGTCTCAGTGTCGAACATGTCGACAGTTACTGGACCAAGTCCGACCGTCTTCGATAAAGCTAGCTGAACGAGCCCGATGGCTTTATTACGTCGGCCAGGCCGGCATGCCTCAATTGAAATCGCATGCCCGCTGCCCGTTGTAGCTTTTATAAGGCGACCAGGCCTTAATTTGAAAGACGCAGGCCGTCCAAAACCTAGAACCTCATGTTGTGTACGTACCCGCCAATACACACCCGCTACGGACTGGTCCGCCTTAGGCAGGCCTGAACCCGTGTCCGCCTCGATTGTTTGGACAAGCCCGTCCGCTTGCCATCGGTCCGTTTTAACGACCAGGCCGCAATGTGGCATGCCGTAGTTTGTGCCCGTTGCCTGTAGTGAATAAAAAGCTATATCGCCAGGCCGCGGTTTGTTGAAGAGCCGGTTATGCTTTACGAACTCCGCTATAGCTGTCGGAGTGTAAGCGCAGCTAGGGATAAGCACGCCCGCCTGATGAAAGATGTAGTCGATGAACATGCCCGCCCAAGGTTGACCGTTGTATCCGGCTGCCTCCGCGAACGGATTAAAGTTGTTACCGCGTGCCGTTGTGCCAAGCCACCGCTCCGCCTCGGCTATAACCAGCCAGGCCTGCTTGTCGTTTGTCATCGTCATTGGCCGTCCCTTACTCTTGGCTTGCAAGCTCCTGAACCAGGAGTTGCTGAATCATATCACCTAAGTTCTCTGCTTCGTTCGCCCGTGCCGTTAGACGGATGTGCTCCTCACGAGTCGAGGCTAGCTCAACATCGTTTAAGAGCGAGGCCGCATGCTCCCTCATCTGGTAGGCGATTTCTTCAAGTGCTGTTATGTTACTCATCGGTAGGGCTCTCCTCGACAACCGTCGCATCTTCTACTGCCTGGGCGTCATTAACTCCGTCATTCGAAAGCTCAACCGCTACGTTATACGCACCGCTGGATAGACGGGCAAGCCGCTCTGCAATAATTGAAGAGGCAGGCCGTGCGTCTGTAACGTTCAACGTCGCGTCGAACTCTACACCGCCTCGTATGCCAGCCCTGTCTAGAATCTCCGTAGATGCTTTTAATCTTACTGGCTCTGAAGCCGCATTGGTCATCAGGTCTTCTAAGATGTCTACCGCATAAGGAGCTGCTTGTGTTATCCGCTTGCGAGCTCTCTCGATATCCTCGCCTGGCTTCTTAGAGAGATGACGTAAGTGCACACGGCAGAGGCCGTCATCCTTTGGACGTCCGGAAGACCAAAGCATGCAGCGAATGCCGTCATCCTTAATGGTAGAACATCTGTGTGGAAGTGAGGTCGGCTTACGCTTGGAGCTCGCGATTGGCTCGTCCTGCTCCTTGCCCCACATCTTAGTAGCTCCGATTACCCAAGGTGGAACTAGCTTATCCGTCATTGCCTCAACAAGAAGATCGTAGCCCGTTAGGTAATCTGAGTTCACATTGTCTGGGTCAACAAGGATTGGCTTCTTCTCCGCTAGGGAGAGGAGACGACGCTCCGTTGCCATGTCCTGTGACCGCGCCATGATGAGACCCGTAGGAACTCCATTGGTAGAGTACACAGTGTCCCAGCCCATGTGCGCCTTACGAAGTAAGGAGCGGTTCTCATAGGTGTCCTCACAGACACCGCGCTCCATCTCGATGATACCGCACAGTGAAAGGTCTGGCCTCAGGTTGACAGGTTCATCAATCTGGATCTCTGGCTTCTCGTCTTCAGGTCCGGTAATCTCTAGCATGTTGTAATAGTACACTTGTACATAAAAAGAGACAGACCCCGTCACATCGGGGAGAGGTCTAGTGACGAGGTCTGCCTGAACTGCACAAGGATACGAAAACGAGACCACAGGCTCGCAATCGCGTCGCTTGAAGTCTCGCTGTCGTTAAAGCTGAGGTGTTACTTTTTCTTTGGTGCAGCCTTCTTCTTGACTGTCTTCTTCTCGAGTTCAGCTGCCGCTGCTGTCAGAACCTTCTGGGCGACTACGCCGAAGGCTGGATCTTTCTTATTGACAAAGCGGATAACCACAGGGATTACCGCGGCAATGCCTGCATTGAGAAGTACCGCAGGATCTGTTTCACCTGCAAGGTAGAGAGCTGTTGCTGCTGCAATGAATGAGCGTACATAGGACGCTGCCATTGCCTTGAGTTGTTTGTTCATGAACTTCCTCCCGTTAACAACATTTACTGGAGCTGCCAACAAGAGAAATAGTAATACAAGTCTCGAAGGTTTATTGGGTGAGAGAGGAGAAAACGCCCCTAGATTACCCTCTTCAGAAACAGATTATCGAACTGCTTCTTTAAGGGTCCGTCTTAGTCTTCCTAGCAACCACTACATCTTTCGGTTCCCAGGTCGAATTACATGAGCAACCGCAGATCCAAAGCTTGTCGAACCAGGCTACTTCATGTGGACACTTGTCATGGAAGGTGTCGTTACAGAATCCACAAGTCCTCTCGGACTTGAACACTGTTCGGACTCCGTACCAGTCCAGGTGGTTTGTTTCTTTACTCAATAACGTAGACCGTCTGCTTGTGGTGGCGGAGCTTCACTGTGGGATCTACCCAAATCTTAAATCCTGACCGTTGAGCATTCCCACACCACGAGTAATCTTCCCCAACGTTTACTCTCATCTCTGAGTCGTCCTTCCACTTGATCTTCCCGATAAGGAACCATGGTCTAGGAATACTTTCAAAGACTCCAGCTTTCACCGCAACGAATCCAAATCCGACACCGCCTACTTGAACAGGAGACTCATGGAAGATAAACTCAACCTTGTTCATACGAGTTGGGACTCCTCTATCGTCTGGAAGTTGGGCGGCAACCGTTCCCGTCT